ACTTTCCTTGTTCCTGTGGAACGTGATGCAGGGGCCACCACGGATGATGGACGCCTTGGAGTCTCACTCGACTTAGGCCTTTCGTCGTTTCCACCGAAAACTTCAGGGAACTTCGACTTCATGCGAGCATCTATTTGCTCGAAATATTCGTTTTCGCGGGGGTCGACCCCGGAGTTGACTAGTTTTTGATGCAGCCCTAGTGCAAAGCTGGTAACTTCTTCAAATCCGTCTGAACCAAACCACTGGTTTTTTGCCTGCCAGCGCAGGGTTTTTTCGTCTGGTTGAACAGATTGTGTCTGTTGTTGTCGCGGTTGTACCGCACTTTCTTCAACTTGTAAAGGAGGTGGACGAAAATTTTGTGCCTGTTGTAATCTTGTCTTAGCATCAAACAACGCTTCCTGAGCCGCAAGGATGGCCTCGGTGTCAAACGACTCCTGCGCAGCCTTGTAGTCCCGACGGGCTTTATCTAATTCTGCCCCCGCAGCGGTCTGGGCCATAGCACCATACTGTTGAGTGCCATTGTTGACGTACTGTTTAAGCGTGTTGTTTTCGTCGACGTAGTGTTGTGCAAGACGCTCAAGTTCTTGTTTTTCCCTAAAAAGGGCTTCTTTGGCACGGCGCTCGTCGTGACGCGCATGGGTCAATTCCTTAATGCGATCTTGTGCCCCTCTTGTATAAGACTCAATCTCTTCATCAGTGGGGTCTTCCACCTCTCTGCCCAATGGCCTACGGCCACGGTCTTGTATAGGTGTGTCGTCAACAATCTCAATTTCAACGTCATCTTCTGGCTGAATTATCTCAACCTTCTGGGTTTTGTTGTCATCAAGTTCGTCGGGAAACTTATATTGCTCTGCCATTTTTGCTCCTTTAAGCGCGGGTTAGCCCACGAGGGTCTTGCACAACAGCGTCAACTTGGTCGTCGTTGATGAGCCGGAACTCTTTTCCAAATATCTTGAAACGCGTACCAGAATAGGTACGGACAAGGACGAAATCTCCTTCTTTGCACCAAGCGCCTGCGGGGAATTTGGTCTGATCTTTGTACGCATCAGGGCCAACTTTCATCACAAACAACACAGTGGTTGCGCTTTCTTCTTGTTTCATACTGCTTGTATCGCGTACAAGATCAAGCGCAGTCCCATCAATCTTTTCAGAGACTGGGGGCACAGCACACAGCAACTTCCAGCCTGTTGGCTCTGGCAGCATGGTGGCTTTTTCTTCGTCTGTTGCGTCTTGCACTGGTGCTTCGACGGGTTGGATTACATCAGGCAAGGTATATTGCCCCGGTTCTAGAACAAGTTCACTCATTGGTTTCTTCTACTTTCTTCGCAAGGTCAAGGAGATGGCGCTCTGCAAGGGCTAGACCCTGAATAGTCCCGCAGAGTTTTTGATACTCTTCAAAACTGCGACATGCCCCACCCGCGCAGTCATCTGCGTAGTTGTTCATATCGGTGCGTAATTTTTCGCGCAATACGCGTGCGAAGTCTTGGATCATTTAGTTGGTTTCTCCTTTTGTTGGTTCTGTGTGGCTTGTTTAACCAAGTCCATACCCGTTTGCTGACGTTGCCGGTTTAAGTCTCCAGCCTTACCCAATGCGGTAATGTTTGCCGCTGCTTTTTGTTGCTGTAACTGCCCCGCTTTATTCATAGCATCAATTTGAATTTTCTTGTTGGCTTGTTTGGACTGCTCCATCTTTGCCATTGCGTCCATCTGCAAGCGTTGCTGCTCAAGCTGCAATTTGCCTTGAACTTCTTGGCCTTTTATCTGCACCTCTTGCTGGCGCAACTGCAACTCTTGTTGCTGCATCTGGAGCACTGGGTCTTGAGCTTGTTGTTGAGCCTGCTGTTGGGCAGCCTGTGCTTGGCTTTGCTGGAGCACTTGTTGTGCAGCTTGCGCCATCATTGACGACAACGCCGTCTCCACTTCAGGAGACATCTTCTCGCCCTCGGGCGGCAGAGGCATACCCATCTGCTGCTCTATCTTCTGACGGTAAGCAAATCCTACGTGCTCAGCAACGTGAGCCATCATCGCGCCTTGCATCAGTGGCGCTTTAGGGTTTTGCCCGATCAACTGCATGACGATGGGGTCTTGCATTGCCATCATGTGCACCTTGATGTGGGACTCATGATCTTGGTAGAAGAACGCCTTCATAGGCTCCATACGCAGAGCAGCCATGTTCTCAGACACGGGGTCTTTTGGCTTCTGGTCGTCAGGCAAGGGCACAAGCTTGTCGGCATCCTTGATACCCAGCACCTCCAACATGTTGCGGTGCAACTGCGGCAGGTCATAAATATCGGGAGCCATCTGCGCCATCTGGATGACGGCTTGGTACTGCACAACCCGCTGGCTCATTGTGGCCGCGTTGGGGTCGCTCACAGGGATGATGTCTACGTGGTCGTAGTCTGACTGCTTGGCCTTACGGGGGGCATCAATGGGGTCGTAGTCGTAGTCTGGCTCGGTGTAGTCACGAATGATCGCGGCTAACAGACGCAACTCTTGTTTGAAGGTGTAGTGCAGACGGGCCTGCACAGCAGACATAACCTTAAGCTGGCGCTCCAAGAGGGCCAGTGTCGTACCCACAGGAGCCTGTGCAGACATGTCTGACACGTTCATATCCGCTGTTGCGGCAAAGCGACGGCCCTCTTCTACGATCTTGTCCATCAATCCAGACAGGACAACGCTGGGTTCCTTGTAGGGTAGGGGCAGAATGCTGTCACGCAGTGCCCCAGAAGCAATGTCTACGTCTCGCCATTCTCCGGGAGCGATGGGGGTATCGTCTCCCTTAATGCGCATTCCGCGAGTCTTAAGACCTCCGGGTAAGTTAGAAAGCGTCCCAGCATCGACAAGCTGACGCATGATACTGGTGGCTGACCTAGCGTATCCACCGATGAGGTGGAAGAGTCCAAAGCCATAGGCTCCAAAGCCGGGGATGTACTGGTAGTGGACAAAGTGCTGGCGCTTGAGTCTGAGGGGGTCATCTTGGTTCCAGTTTCTGCGGATGGCGAGGACATCATTGCTTCCTTTTATTAGGGTAACTACGTATGGCTGCATCACGCCGGTAGGTTCACCGTCGTCGTCTTTGTCTTCATCCCCTTCCAACACCAAGTCAACATGGCACTCATACAGGGTGTAGCGCTCGTCGTTCAGATCACTAAAACCCGTCTCTTTATCCTTGGCCTGCTTGATGTTGTCTTGTTCTTTGCTGGGGTCAGGCAACTCAATGTCACGGTAAAAGCCTGCTTGCTGGAGCTTGATGATCTCGTTCTTGGTCTTGCGCATGACGTGTGTCAAACGGTAGCAAGTGTCCAAGTCGGTCGTCCCATAGGGCAGAATAATATCTTCTGCTGGTATAAATATAGATACTTGACGGCCAAGGTTTGGGTCGTAGTAGACCTTCTTAAACGCTGAACCGGTAGCTGGCAAGCTCCATAACATACGCTCATGTTCAGGCCTAAACTCGCGCATGACTTCTGTCAACTCATAGTTCATGTCAGCCTCGACACGAACCGCGGCTTCTTGTTTCTCAGGAGTCTCTTTACCCAAGATTTTTGTACGTACAGGCCCCGCGGCTGGGAACTGCTCAGTAATTGTCTCTGACTGGAAGCGCACCACAGCTTCTGTAATCATGGGGTGGAATACACCACAAGCGCCGTTCCAAGGTTCTGTACGTTCTTCGTACTGGAGTCCCAACAGTTTCAATCCTTCTGTATAGGCTTTCTCCCAGTCTTTGCGTGCGCTTTTGTCTTGCTCAACATCTCCGCTCAAGTCCCCCGCTAGTGAAGACATCGCACCCTCGTCCATGTCCTCGGCCAAGTTCACGTTGAAGTCATCGTCTTCCTCACCGGGCATCATGCTGATCTCTAAGTCACCAATGCTGATGTTGACCGCTTCAGGATCAACAATCTCAATCTCAATGGCTTCTTCATCTTGCGCCAGTTCTTCCATACCTTGGGGTTGTTGGTACAGGGCTTTGTCTATGTTAGTTGCCATGATTATCCTTAAATACGTTGCAAATATCCGTATAAGTTAAGCCCCGGTCTTTGCCAAGAAACTCAACTGTTAACAAGTACCGGGTTCCAGCAAAGTTGAACACCGTATGCTGTCGTCTCGTGTTGAAGACGTAATACTTGCTAGGCTTATACGCAAGTTCAATGATGGGAAAAGAAACGCCCTCCGTGTCCTCTGCAAATAAGCACTTGCTGCCAT